TTGCTGCGGTCGAACCGGTCGTAGACCTGGCCGGTGGTTAGGTTCGTGAACTCGCCTTGAAGGTACGCGGCGAGGAGGCTGGGGTCGTAAGACGCTTCCAGCCGGGAGATGAAGTCTGGGGGCAGATGTGGGTTGTCTGCCGAGCGCATCTTAATGAGCCTGCGGTCCTTGCGCTCCTTCGCCTCCTCGGTGCCGAACGTGTTCCACATCCAGCGGAAACCCTCGGGGGTGGATGCTGCGGCGAACTGCCGGACGTTGCCGGCGCGAAGGCGGCCGAGGATCTTGGGGAACGCCTTAGCGGCCACGGCGGGCGGGACCGTGTCCATCTCGTCCGCGAGGCAAAAGCTCAGGTTGAGACCGATGATTCTCGTCCAGGACTCAAGGGACCGGCAGAGGATCTTGGTGTCGCCTCCGGGCAAGTGCAAGATCACCTCGGGCAGTGGACTCGCCCGGAAGGTGTAGGGGATCTCATAACGCTCCAGGAACGCCTCGAAGTCGTTGAGCCAGATGTCCCGAACGAGCGGGCCGGTCGGCTCCATCACGCAGCCGGTGTGGCCTTGGTTGGCCAGAGCCAGGGCGCAAGTCTTCGCGGCCAGGGCGTGGGTCTTGCCGCTGCCGTAGCCGGCGCACAACCCGAGGATCTCGGTGTCCTGGTCATCCACAAAGGCCAGCTGGCCGGGGTGCAGATCAGCGCGGATGCGTTCGAGGATGTCGGCCGCCTCCTGCTGATCAGGTGGGGAGGCGAAGGCGAGGAGCGGCTCAGATTCGGTCAGCCCGTGCAGGAGCGAGACCATCAGAGGTCAAAGCGCAGCAGCTTGGCCTGAGTCTCCAGGGCCTTTATGGCAGTTTGCAAATTGTCCTCACGGCCGGCCTTCTGCTCATATTTGACAAGGCGGGCAATGGCGGCGGCCAACCATTGAGGCCGTTCGATGTCCGAGTCCTGCTGTATTAACTCGCGTGCGCGTTGTATGTAGATGTCTGCCGTTCGATCACTAACGTCCCACTTTTCCGCCGCGTATTGCAGGATTTCAAAGCGGGAATAGGACTTAACAAGAAGCCCGTAAACCTCACGAACTCGCGAGGTCATTTCTGCATTGGTGCTCTTCTTTCCCATGCCCGAATGTTACAGGCGACGGCTAGAGGTTAGCCAGCCTGATTCCGTGGGGCGTGCATCTTGCGCCAGTAGTCATTCAACTGATTGATTTTCACTGAAACGAGGTGATGACTCGACACTGTGCCGACGAACTCGCCCACGCAGATTCTGACTGTGCCGTCCTCCTGGTTCATCAGTCGAGCGTTCGGGGGTTGTGGCTCGCTTGTAAGCCGCTCTGAGTCGTTGCTCATAGCTTTCAAAGGCGCGGAGGTTGTTCAGATGATCCTGTGTTTTGAGGTGTTGGTCCATCGGTTGCGGTGTGAAGTTTGAACGCCGGGGGATCGATACGGCACCTCTACCGCCCCTGTCTTTCCCTCCTGGGTTTTGTATGACTCTCAGCCTGAGGATGGGGTGCTCAGGCATCAGGCTCCCCGGCGTGGTGATCAGGTGGAGGGCCTGGGGTCAGTGGTGAAGGTGAGGCCATCGCGTAGGGCTTCCTTTTCGAGGGCGTGCCATTGGTCGATGGTTTCGACCCATTCATCCCAGACGAGTTCGCCGGGGCGGTTCAGAAGGCGGTCGAAGAAGGAGCGGCGGCGTGCCTCGCAGAGGTAGGAGCGGGGCTCGGGTGGGGTTTCGTCAGCCCAGAAAGCGGGCTGCTGTTCGTAGAGGTTGAGGGTGTAGGTGTGGAAGTCCATGGGGTGAGGTGCGGAGGATCGACAGAAAAAAGCCCGCAGGCTCAGCGGCACATGCGGGCGATAGCGGGGGCGCGGTCTTCGCATTCGAGGAGGACGTGCTGAGCGGCGACGTCAACGGTGAAGAAGGCGAGGGCGAGGCCGAAGAAGAAGGCGGCGGCTTTGAGGTCGGAGCGAATGGAGGTGTTCATGGTTTGAGGAGGTGGGGGGCGTCGTCCGCCCGTTGATGTAATTATGGCATACCAAGGGAGGAAGCGCAACCCCCCCCCAGGGTCAATCAACGAAGAGAGGGGCTTCAGGATCAGCAAGGGTGGCCTCGGTCCAGCCTTCGGTGCAGCCATGCTTCAGGCCGTAGGCCCACATCTTGCGGGCTTCGGCGGTGGTGATCTCCTCTTTTGCGATCAGGCCACCGTTGCGACCGATTGAAGCGTTGATGGTGGTGAGGATGGTGGCGTCGCCGTTGATCTCGAACTGGTAGTTCTCGATGCCGTTGGTCAGGGTGTGGATGGCGGTCATTGTGGCGTTGAGGTTGTGGGATCTCTCCCGATGTCATAAGTATGGCATGCCATGGGCAGAAGCACAACCCCCTGGCCAAAAAAAAGAAACCCGAAGGGTTCAAGAGTTGAGGGTGAAAATTTGAGCCTCGTGAGGCACGGGACCCGAGAGGGTCAAGATTTGGCCGCCGGGCAGGCTGCGAATTTTGCGCCGGTAGGTGGCTTGGCCTTCGTCCAAATCATTGAAGAAGAAGGAGTCCCAGATGCCTTCGGGGCCAGTTGTGCCCTGCTGGCGAATGATGCACTGATAGTTGTAAGCCATGGAAGGAGAGGTGAGGTGGGCGGGGTCGTCCCCGTTGCTCATAGTATGGCATACCAAAGGCAAGGGCGCAACCCCCTACCCAAAAAAAAGAGCCCCGGAGGGCTCAAAACACTTCGCGGATTTCGTCTTCGTCCATGTACCGGAGGGTTTCCCAGTAGCTGCCGAAGAGGTGGGCCAGCTTGGCGTTGTTGGCCTCAATGAGCTTGCCGGTCTCGTAGGTGACCTGGTCGGGCTCACACTCCAGGTAGGAGGCGTCGGAGACCAGAGAACAGATCACGTCAGGGACTTCGGGCTCGGCTCCGTTGTGGCCCCGTCCCATGAAGTAGGGGAAGGACTCGGAACCGTGCTCAGTGATCAGGGTGACGGTCCAGGGGTCCATGCCTTGCATGGCCTGGGGGATGTCACTGTCGACGCCGTAGGAGATCTCGACGTCGGAGAGGTAAGCAGCGGTTGAAAGCATTGCTTTGAGGTGATGAGGTGATGAGGTGAACCGGGGGCGTCTCCGCCTCCCGATGAACTAAATATAACCCGATGGCATACCAACGGTCAAGACCGTGGACAGTATGCCAACCGGTTACTCTTCAACCGGAACAACCTTAAGAGCACCTCGGGCGATGCGGTCAAGCATCACGCCGATGGCCCCCTTAAGTTGACCGGCCCCGTTGAGTCGATAACACCCAAGATCGCGGGCGATTGCCTCGGCGATCTCAGGAGTTGAAACATCGACACGGACGGCGAACATCCGGCGACGTTCGGGGGTGGAGTTCTGAAGGTCCAGGCTCATGGTCACGCCTCGTCGATGATTGACCCGATGGTGCAGACGCTGGACGCTGCAGCGAAGGCGGTAAACCCGGCGAAGAGGGCGGCGGCGTTTCCGTCGCCTTTCTTGGCCAGATCAACGGAGGTCATCGCACCGACGACAGCGGCGGCAGCGATGGAAAGGAAGACTAGGGATTTCATGGTTTGAGGTGGTGGGGTGATGGCCCCGTCTCCGGGGCCGGTGGTGTTCAGGCGGCGAACATGTCGGCGAACAGGTCGCCGTCGTAGGTGATGGGGCGGAGCTTGGCGTTGGCGGCGTTGATGGCGTCGCGCTCAGCCTTGGTGATGGTGACCTTGACGCGGTCAGAAGCAGCGAAAAATCGGGGGCTGCCGAGGGTCTTGGTGTAGGTGGTCATTGCTTTGAGGTGTTGAGGGTCATCCCCTTGACTCCTTAAATATATGGCATGGCATACCATCGTGTCAATCAGGTATGCCACCTCTTGCACTGTCCGCCACCAATGAGCAGAGCACCGTGCACACGATGGGTTCCAAAGCGTGCCGGGGCAGCCCGACATGTTGACGCGTGACAGCCTCAACGGCTCGGTCGATGGCCCCCTTGTCAGTGCGGAACTTCGGGGTGTCGGGCGTCCGCATTAGCACCCGCTCGCGGATCAGCTCTTGGCGGCTCATGCCATGGGCGGCGGCCTCGATGTCCAGGCGCTTGCGCTCTTCAGGGGTGGCGTTGAACTCGATTCTTGAAAGTTTGGTCATCAGAAGCGAAGGGTCGGGGGTTCGGTGAAATCGCGGGGGGAGGGTTTGGCCTCGGGTCGTTCCGGCGGGCCTAGTTCGCGAAGCATGTTCCTATATGGCTTCATGCCTTCAGACAAGGCGGCGCGGATCGTGGGGTCGGGGTGGCGGATGGCCTCGCGCCTGAGAAGTTCAAGGCCGGGGCTTGGTCGGTCCAGATGGTCGATGGTCCACCAGCCGTTGTCTATGCCGCGTTGCAAAAGAACGCGGAGGGTCTTGTCATCAAACATCGAACGCCCCCGACAAGACGCCGCCAGATGACGGGGGCAGCTCTGGCACGTTGGGCGGCTGAAGGCTGGGGTGATCGTGGAACTGATCCGATGCGGCCATCCGTGCGGGTAGGTCTTCCTTTAGTCCCCAGTCAAAAGCGGGCCGGCCATCACGTTGTCGGAAGACGTAAGACAACAGCTGTTGATCTAGGGGCATCTCCTTAGACGGGTTCGGGTCCATCCGGTATTGGCTCACCGCGTAGACCCATGCCTCATCCGACACGGCGTCCTTGATTTTGGACGGGGTGGACATGTAAAGGAATGCGATTTCCTCGTCGCTGATCCGTTTGGCGTAGGGGGTCACGTTCGCGGCTGCGCGTAGTCCCAGCTGATAAGTCTTGAGCTGCATCAGAACTTAGGAAGTGATTTTTCGAGAGCGTCCCAGTCGGTGGTCTGCTGTTGTTGGCGGCCGCCGGGCTGGCGGGGTTCGTAGACATCAGGCCACCCAGCATTAGCGGCAGCCTCTAGGGCAGATCTACGAATGGCGGGGGTCCACTCTCTGAGCTTGTTAATCACGCGATGGAAGACCCGCTCAGATCGGACGCCCTTTTTTACAGACCAGAACTCACGCAGGAGCTGGTCACAGTCCAGGAGGTCGTTGGGGATGAGGTCATCCCCGAGGGTCTTTTTTTCGTAGGGATCCTTTTTCTCTTCCCCCTTAGAACCCCCAATAGGGGTGTTATTAGATATAGGAGACTCTTTATATATAGGAGTATTAGAAGATGAAACCTTCTCCCCTTCAGGGCTCGGTTTCATCAGCTTACCGGGGGTGTCAAGGTTTCGCATCTGGAGATCTATGAGATCCCGCAGCACGTCGGAGCGGTTGCGGAATTGCCGGGTCTGGGCGTCTAGCCATGAGACCTGAGCATCTGTGAGACGTAGTGAGACAGAAGGCATGCAACGGGTGGACGTTGTAAGACAAGGGTGGCACGATGTCGGAACACGTCAACCCCTTGATGCTCGAACCAGTCCCCGGCCTTGAGTTCTTCCC